TATTTGCCCCCTTAAAGATATGCCTACTACTTACCACATCTATGCAAAGGATACGGTATTGTATTGTAATATAAACGAGAAGGATTTCAAAGAGAAGTGGGAACTACTACAAGTAATGGTAGGGTTACTGAAGACAGAGTATTCTACCAGTGACTTGTCGTATATCAAATTGGGAGATAAATGGGATGGGTCGGTTATCCAAAAAGAGTTATGGGAGGAGGATTCTTATTAATGAAAATTGAACATATAAATGAAGAGTTTCCTTATACTATTGTTAGGGAATTATATACAGAAGAACAAGAGGAGAAACTCTGGAAAGAACTTGATGAGCATCAGAGTAATTTGATGAGGGTCGAAGATGAGCGTAATCGATGTTGGTGTAGAATATTAGATAATGAACTACCAACATCAGATGAAGTATTTGAAAATAAGTTGAGAACAATTCTTGATAATACTCTGGTTCCTGATGAAACTAGTTTCTTATCTTATTATGAGGAGGGAGATTATTTTAAACCACATGAAGATAACTGTAAAATAACAATATTAAACTGGATGTATAAAGAACCTAAGAGATTTACAGGTGGTGAGTTTGTCTTTACAGATTATAATAAGACGATTGAATTAGAATCGAATAAAGCAATCATATTTCCTGGTAAGATAAAACATGAAGTTAATACAACAAGTATGGATGATAAGTTTAAAGGTATGGGAAGGTGGTGTATTACGCATTTCCTACATTGACATTATACATATATCAGTCTATAATTGAAATGTAATTACAACACGCTATGGCAAAAGGATTTACAGTAAAAGCCAATGCACCAAAACCCAAGAAGAAAGAAGATTGGGATATTGATGCGATTAAGGCAAGAATGAAAGGTAAGCAGATTGTATTCTGTCTTCCAGGTCGTGGAGTGTCATACATCTTTCTGAAGAACTTCGTGCAGTTATGCTTTGACATGGTTCAGAATGGTATGTCAATCCAAATCTCTCAAGATTATTCCTCAATGGTTAACTTTGCGAGATGTAAGTGCCTTGGAGCAAATGTTCTCAGAGGACCAGATCAAATACCTTGGGACGGTAAACTCGCATATGACTATCAACTCTGGATTGACTCAGATATAGTATTTGATTCAGCGAAGTTCTGGCAGTTATGTGATATGATGGTTCCAGCAGATGCAGTGAACGAAGACGGCACAGTAGACGAAGAGAAGACTCAGGATATCGTCTCAGGATGGTATGCAACAGAGGATGGTAAGACTACTTCAGTAGCACATTGGTTAGAAGAGGATGATTTCCGCAAGAATGGCGGGGTTATGAATCACGAAACCGTCGAAAGTATCTCGAAAAGAAAGAAACCTTTCACAGTAGACTACGCAGGTTTCGGTTGGTTGATGATTAAGAAGGGTGTATTTGAATCTGAGAAAATGAAGTATCCTTGGTTTGCTCCAAAGATGCAAGTCTTTGAATCAGGTGCGGTTCAAGATATGTGTGGAGAAGATGTTAGTTTCTGTTTAGATGCAATCGATGCAGGATTTGAGATCTTATGTGACCCCCGTATTCGTGTAGGGCACGAAAAATCTCGTATTATATAAGGTAATGCTCTTTCTTTCGTATCTCGGTCTAGCAGCGATTCTCGCAATATGCATTTTCGCTTGGTATATCAAAACTTATAACCCACATTAAATTATGGCAAAATCTGTTAGTTGGAATTCAGACCAACATATTGAATCAAAACCGAAAAAAACCCTTCAGGGGAGAGGAAAACATACTACCTATGCAGCGACCTCTCGAAATAAAGCAAAAAAACGCTACCGTGGACAAGGTAAATAAATACAAGGGACTCGAAAGAGTCCTTTTTTTATTGCAATACTAAAATGAAAGATTTTTTAGACAATTTAGGTAATCATCAGCACCAAAAAATGCTACGAGAGATAGCAAATGACGACCAAACTCCTAAAAAAAGAGATTTAAAGGTAGAAAATGACCTATATGAACCTGATGGACTCGATTATGAGGTGGATTTAATGCATAATGGAGCGAATTCTGCTAACCTTCAGGAATTTTAGTCATAAACCCCTATAAATAAAAGATAATTGGTGTATTATAGTGCCTTTACAACGGGTAAGTCAAAGTTTTAAAGATATAAGTATGTCATTTGGATCAAATCCATTGACAAGAGACCTTATTGCAATAAAGAATGCATCTGCAATCTCTAGATCGGTAAGAAATATCATTATGACTCTTCCAGGAGAGAAACCTTTTGAACCAAATTTCGGTTCTAAAGTTAGTAAAATCCTATTTGAGAATATTGATATGATTTCTGCAGGTATAATTGTGGATGAAATTAGAACTTCCATTGAAAACTTTGAACCAAGAGTAGAATTACTCTCAGTAGAAGCAAATCCTGACTTTGACAACAACTCTTATGATGTAAATATCGTGTATGAGATTATAGGTGCAGATATTCCCCCACAACAATTACAATTCGCTTTAGAAGCAGCTAGGTAAAATGCCCTTAGTTAACTTTTCTAACCTTGATTTTGATCAGGTTAAGACAACTCTTAAAGAGTATTTGCAAACAAATGCTAATTTTACTGATTATGACTTTGAAGGGTCTAACCTTTCAACCATTTTGGATGTTTTAGCATACAATACTTACATTACTTCATACAATGCCAACATGGTAACGAATGAAGTATTCATTGATAGTGCAACTTTAAGAGAAAATGTTGTTTCTTTAGCAAGAAATATAGGATATATCCCTAGATCAAGGACAGCAGCAAGAGCAACTATTAGTTTTACAGTAGATTTAACCTCAGTTACACCTGTTCCTTCATCTTTAACCCTTAAAAAAGGTCCAGTAGCATCAACAACTACATCTTTTGGCAATTCTTCCTTTGTTTTTTCAATTTTAGAAGATATTACCGTTCCAGTTTACAATGGAACAGCAACATTTGATAATGTTTTTGTTTATCAGGGCACACTTTTAACAAAAGACTTCACATTTAACATTTCTGACCCAAATGAGAAGTTTATTTTACCAAATTCTGGAATTGACACTGATTTAATTACTGTAACAGTCAAAAATAATGAACAATCGACGACTGGTACCAAATATTCTTATCAAGATAGTCTTTTTGACATAGATAAAAATTCATTAGTCTATTTTTTACAAGAAATTAGCGATGAAAGGTATGAAATCTTCTTTGGAGATGGAATTTTTGGAAAATCTTTAGATGCAAATAATTTTATTACTGTAGATTACATTGTTTGTAACGGAGATAGTGCAAATGGTGTTAGTGGATTCGTATTTTCTGGAAAATTAAGTTATAATCGCAATAGTTTAGATTATTCTGTCACAAGTGGCATTTCTTTACTTACAACAAGTGCTATTTCTACTGGTGGAGAGAATATTGAGTCGGTTGAATCGGTTAAAAAGTATGCACCACGCATATATGCTTCTCAAAATCGTGCTTTAACGGCAAATGACTATGAAACTTTAATTCCATCAAGAATTTATCCCGAAACTGAGTCAATTTCCGTATTTGGGGGTGAAGAATTGATACCTCCTCAGTATGGAAAGGTTTTTATAAGCATAAAACCACGAACAGGTGACTTTTTACCTAATTTAATCAAAGAAAATATCAAAACTAAACTTAAAAAGTATGCAGTTGCAGGAATTATACCTGAAATTCTTGATTTGAAGTATCTTTACCTTGAAGTTGACTCCAAAATTTATTATAATAGTAATTTGGCACCTAATGCAGCATATGTTTCTACTTTAGCAATTCAAAATTCTACAAAATACTCAGAATCTACTGAATTAAATAGATATGGAGCAAGATTCAAATATAGTAAATTCCTGAAGGTTATTGATGATAGCACAAATGCTATTACTTCTAATATTACAACAATTCAAATTCGTAGAGACTTAAGAGTCGTTATTAATGCATTTGCAGAGTACCAAATTGGATTTGGTAATGAATTTCATATTAAGAGTATGGATGGATACAATATTAAATCCACTCCATTCAAAATAAGTGGTTATACAGAAGATCTTTATATCTCTGATGTACCAAACACTAATAAAGAGACTGGTTCACTCTTTTTCTTTAGTCTTCCTTCTCCAAACTCAACAAGTCCAACAATTGTTAAACGAAACGTGGGAACTGTTAATTATAAAAAAGGAATTATAACTATTAATCCAGTTAATGTTCTATCTGGTAAAATGAAAGATGGTCAACAAATTATAGAACTATCTGCTTGTCCTAAATCCAATGACGTTGTTGGATTACAGGACTTATATTTGCAACTAGATATAAGTAACAGTAATTTTGAAACAGTTGTTGATGAAATTTCCTCTGGGTTAGATCCATCAGCATCCAATTACATTGTAACCTCCAGTTACCAAAACGGGACACTAGTAAGATCATAAAATGCCAGTAAAAAGAGTTCAGTTTAATAATATAGTTCAAAACCAGCTTCCTGAGTATGTCAGGGACGAATTTCCACTGGTTTCGGATTTTTTAAAGACATATTATCAAGCAAATGAATATCAGGGTGCTCCTGCTGATTTAATTCAGAATATAGACCAATATTCTAAATTAGATGAGACTACAAATACAGTTCAAAGTGTTACATTAAATGATGCGATTGATGAAATTGAGGAGACTATTAATGTAGATATGACAGTATCCCCTCAAGGAACAAAAGGATTCCCTGAGAATTATGGTCTTTTAAAAATTGATAATGAAATTATTACATACACTGGTAAAACAGATGTTGCTTTCACTGGTTGTGTTAGAGGATTTTGTGGAATATCTTCATATAAGTCAGAGACTAATCCAGATGTACTAGTTTTCGATTCAACCGCCTCAGAGACGCATACAAAGGGGTCTGAGGTAACGAATCTAAGTACTCTCTTTCTAAAGGAATTTCTTTTAAAAACCAAATATCAATTATTACCTGGACTTGAAGATAGATCATTACATTCTGACCTAAATCAGAATATTTTTATTAAACAAGCAAAGGATTTTTATTTAAGTAAAGGTACAGATAGATCTTTTGAAATTTTATTCAAAGCATTATATGATGAGGAAGTAAAAATTATTAGACCTGGTGAATTCCTCTTTACACCGTCTAATGCACAGTATAGAGTAACTAATGATTTGGTTGTTGAAGCAATTGAAGGAGATCCTGTAGATTTAGAACAATCTACATTATTTCAAAACGAATATGGTGCTGATATACAAAAAGCATATGCTCCTATTACTAGTGTAGAAAAAGTTTTTACAGGAACTGCAACTACTGCTTATAAGTTTAGTATTGATGGTGGATATAATAGAGATTCTAGAGTTGACGGTGCAATGTATGGTGCATTCTCCGTACATCCTAAAACAAAATTAATTGGTCAAATAGGTGCAGGTACTACAGTACTTAATGTTGATTCAACTGTTGATTTTGCACATTCTGGAGAATTATCGGTAATTTACAATGATACTACTACAGGAATTGTTTCTTATACTTCTAAATCATTAACTCAGTTCTTTGGTTGTAGTAATATAACTGGAATTATAGAAGATGCTGCAAATATTGGAATTAATACTTATGCATTTGGAACATCTGTTAAAGATTCTACTAAAACTATTAAAGTAAGAATTAATAATGTTTTAGATAAATTAGAATATTCAGATAAAACTAAAGGTTATTCTAAGGGTAATACTGCAAAAATTAAAACTCTTGGTGTAAATGAAAATACATTTAAAGGAAAAAATTGGGTTTATAATTTATCTCCAATTTATAATATCACTAAAATACAATTAATTGATAGTGTTGAGTTAATATATCAAGTAACTACTGATGCTGATACTATTTTTAAAATAGGTGATAATGCTACTATTAAAGGTACTGATGGTATTAATAAAGAAACCACTGTAATTTCTTTAAGTGCAGCAAATATCTTTAATATTAAGGGTCAAGGAAATCTTGCAATTGCTCAAAAACATACTATTCAGAGGAATTTATCTAAAGGACAATCAAATACATTTACTGATATTGACCTTTATTCTACTAATGTTCAAAATACTTATAAGAAAGGTAGTGATTTATTAATAGCAACTCCTTCTCTTCCAACTTATAATGAGCAACCATTAAATGTTTCTACTCGATCTATAACTTTTTCTGGTACATTTGATACAGATACTTTTAAAATCTCTGATGAAGAGCATGGATTCTATACTGGTGATGCTGTTTATTACATTCCTGAGATAGTTTCTTATAATTATTATGATGCTTTCTTTAATTCAAAAACAGGTTTAAAGGTAAATTCTTCATTATTTACTGGAGATTTAGAATATGTAGTAACAGGTAATGCTGATGGAGTAGATGTTAGTGATAGAACTCCTCCAGGTGAAGGTTTATATTTTGTTAAAAGAGTTGATTCTACTACTATTAAACTTGCCAGTAGTCAAGCAAATATAGCAAAATCAGATTTTATTTTCTTAGAGAATACTGCAGTTGTAACTAATTGTATTTTTACACCTTATAATTTAAGAAAATCTACTTTACAACCACAAGAAATTTTAAGAGAAGTATCACTTCCTAAAGATGATGGGGTTGTATATTCCACTGAACCAGGTTCTACTGGTATTTTGATTAATGGTGTTGAAATAACCAATTATAAATCTACTGATTTTATTAATTATGGAAAATTAAATTCTGTTGATGTAGTTTCTAATGGAAGTGGATATGATATTATAAATCCTCCACTTTTAAATATATCTGATTCTGTAGGAACAGGAGCAACAGGATTTCCTGCTATTTCTGGTTCTTTAAATCGAATTGAAGTTATAGATACTGGATTCGATTATACTGAAACTCCTATTATTACTATTACTGGTGGTGCTGGAGAAGGAGCATTTGCTACGGCAAATATGAAATCTATAGTACATAAGGTTTCATTTAATTCTAGTCTTCCTTTTGCAGGTGCTGCTTCTACTTCTGCAGTAAATCTTGCTACTAATACTATTGGATTTGGAGCAGTTTATCATAAATTTAGAAATGCAGAAGAAGTAATTTATAATTCAGATGGACAAACGGTAGTTGGTGGACTTATAGATGGAACCAATTATTTTGTAAATGTTGTAGATGAGTATAATATAAAAATTCATTCTACATATGCTGATGCTATTATTGGGTCTAATCCTATAGATTTAACTTCATATGGTATAGGAAAACAAATATTAAGGTCTGTTAATAAAAAATCAGTTATTGATTCTATTAATGTTGTTAATCCAGGAACGAATTATCAAAATAAAAAAAGAACAGTACAACCAGTAGGTATTAGTACTGTTTTAGACAAAATTACTATTAATAATCATGATTATAGTTCTGGACAAGTTGTTAAGTACACTACAGAAGGAACTAATATTCAAGGTCTTACTAATGGATCTGAATATTATGTAACAAAAATTGATGATAATAATTTTAAATTATCTGAAACAAAAGATTTATATGATACTGAGCAATATGTTAATATTAAATCCATTGGTGTAGGAACACAAGTCTTTAATTATCAGGATATTAGTGTAACATTAACTGGTAATATTGGAATATCTTCTGTAGGTACTGAAACCTTTACTGCAAAGATACAACCAATTTTCAGAGGAGAGGTTACATCTATACATTTATCTAATAATGGGGATGGATATGGTTCTGCTGAAATCATTAATTTTGACAGAGAACCTTCTGTTTTTCTTATTGGTGGAAGAAATGCACAATTACAACCAGTAGTTGTTGATGGAAAAATTATTGATGTTATTATTTTAAATAAAGGTAAACAATATAGTGCTGTTCCTGATTTAGATATTGATGGAGTAGGTTTTGGTGCAATATTAACACCAGTAATAGAAAATAATCAATTAACAGATGTTAAAATAATATCTGGGGGAACTGGTTATGTACAAGCATCTACAACAGTTTCAGTTAGAACAGTAGGTAGTGGGTTAAAGGTAAAATCAAATATTCAGACTTGGAATATAAATTTATTCCAAAGAGATCCTAATTTCACTGAAGATGATGGATTTATTGTAAAAGGTAATAAAGGTCTTCAATATACTCACTTATATGCACCACGAAAATTAAGAGAAGTAATTTATTCTGTAGACCAATCTGGTAGAACTTTATATAATAGAACTGACTTAAGAAGAGTAAACAATACCGAAATACAATCAGAGTTCCATTCACCTATAATTGGATGGGCATATGATGGCAATCCAATATATGGACCTTATGGGTATCTTACTGATGAAGGTGGAACAATTGCTCAAATGCAATCTGGTTATTCTTTAGATTTAAAAGAAGGAAGACCTTCTGTTTCAATTTATCCTGAAGGATTCTTTGTGGAGGATTATTCTCACAAAGAAGTAAACGATAACACAGTTCTTGATAAGAATAATGGAAGATTTTGTGTAACTCCAGAATTTCCGAATGGAACTTATGCATATTTTGCAACTATTGATACTTCTGTCGCTGCTTCTGCAGGTCCATTTGATGGATATAAGGAACCTAAATTCCCTTATTTAATAGGTGCTAATTATAATTCTATTCCAAATAATTATAATTTTTCTCATACATCTACTCAACATAATTTTAATCCTGATGGATGGTTTAGAAATACTCAACCATATAATTTAATTGATAAAGAACTTAATTATAAGTATCTTTCTATACCTAATGATTTATTACAAACAGTAGATATAACAGGTATAACTCCTGGTACTATTGATAAAATAGGTATACAAACTGGAGGAGAATTATATAAAGTTGGAGATAGGGTTGTATTTGATAATAATAATACAAGTGGTACAGGTGCAGATGCTAAGGTATCTAATCTTGAGGGTAAAAGAGTAACTAATGTTAGTGTTGCAAGTAGTGTTATTACTGGAGTAGAGATTTATCCTACCACCACAAATGGTGAATATGAGATTGTTTCTCCTAATCCTCATAATTTTGTAAATACAGAATTACTTACAATTAGTGGATTATCTACTACTTCATCTAAAATTGGAGGTACTTATAATGTAGGTGTTACTACTAATACCTGGTCATTATTGGGAATTGGTACAAGTACAATAGCAGTTGATAATGTATCTACAACAGGAATAGTTACTTTCTTAAAGGTTGTTGGTGATTTATCTGAGAGTAAAATTAGAAGTAATGATATTTTAGGAATAGGCACAGAAAAAGTAAAGGTTTTAAATGTAGAACCTTTATATTCTAGGATTAGAGTATTAAGAGAAGTTGATAATACTGTAGGGTCATCTCATTCAGTAACAACAGTTGTTTATGAACAACCAAGAAGATTAACTGTTAATGCTGGATTTAATACAACTTATGATTATAAAGTAAATAAAGAAATTTATTTTAATCCAATTCATACAGTTGGAGTAGGAACTCTTACTGGAATTGGTGTAGGAAATACTATATCTCTTAATAATCCAGGTGCAGGTTCTAGTGAAATCTTTATTCCTACAAAGTCACTTTATATTCCAAATCACGGATTAAAAACGGGAGATAAACTTAATTATTTTGCAAATACTGGTCTTGGAATTTCTATTACTTATGATTCTAATGTATCAATAGCAACTTTACCTTCTACTGTTTATGTTGCTAAAATTAGTGATGATTTGGTTGGTTTAGCAACTGTAAGAGTTGCATTAGGTTCAACTGGTACCTTTAAAGGAATTGATAGTGGTTTTACTAACTCTACAACATTATTCTTTACTGGAATTGGAACAGGAACATATCATAGTTTTAAAACTACTCATGAACCAATAACTGGAGAAATATCTCAGCATATTGTTACTGTTGCTGCTGCATCAACACATGGATTATCAAATAATGATGTAGTTAATGTTTCAGTTAATCCAAATAATAGTAAAACATTTGTTGTAAAATATAACAAGTATAATAGAAGACTTGTAGTTGATCCTACAACAGTCACTGCTGCTAATATAAACACAACTAATAATTCATTTAGTCTTGTTGCTCATGGATATGTGACTGGTGAAAAAGTTATTCATACTGCTTCTGTTTCTACAGGAGGATTGGATGATAATGGAATATATTATATTGTTAAAGTTGATAATAATACATTTAAATTATCAACTACTTATTATAAATCAACTCAATTAAAACCAGTAGTTGTTGATATTACAAGTGCTCAAGATGCAACTTTCAGTAAGATTAATCCTTTATTGAAAGTATATAAAGATTCTACAGTAACATTTGATTTATCAGACTCTTCTCTTTCATATATTAATCAAGGAGTATCTTATTCTGCATTTGCATTTAATTTCTATGTTGATAAAGATTTTAATGAAGACTGGAAGACAAGTAAAATTAGTAGAAATTTTGAAGTACAAAGAACAGGTATTGTTGGTGTAACTGCAGATGCTAAAGTTACTTTAAAAGTAGATAATTATCTTCCAGAAATTTTATTCTATAAATTAGATCCTATTTCAGAAAATGATTTACCTGATTTATATAAAAATATTATTATTGATCCTGTAATTAATAATAGTGAAATAGAAGTTAAAAACAGTCTTTATAATGGTGAACAGACCATTACTATTGGTTCGACTAGTTCCTTTAAATATTCTATTCCTAATATACCTGAATCAAGTTCTTATAATACACCTTCTTCTGATTTAAAATATACTACTACATCAAAAACTGCGTTTGGAAGTATAAATCAATTTGAAATTATTAATAAAGGACAAAATTATTATTCTCTTCCTGGAATTTCTAATATTAATTCTATAAGTGGTAAAAATGCATTAGTAGAAGCATCTAGTGACAATATTGGTCAAATAAAACAAACTAAAATTAAAGATATTGGTTTTGATTATCCTTCAGATCCTACTTTAACTCCTAGTGTTAATTTACCTCAATTTGTTGTAATTAGAGATCTTGGATCTTTAGAATCTGTTGGAGTAACTTCTGTTGGAAAAGGATACGGTGTTGCACCAAAATTAGTTGTTTTGGATGGAGAAACTAAAAAAGAATTACCTGGTGTTGATTTAAAATATACATTAGGTAACTCTAAAATAGAAATTTTAAAGAATACTACAGGCATGTCTATGCTGCCTCCAACTATTCTTCCTATCGAAAATTCAAATGGTGTAGGAATTAATACTATTTCTTATAATCCAACTACTAAAGATGTAACAGTAGAATTAAATGTTGGATTTAGTACTGCTGATACCTTCCCATTTAATGTAAATGATAAGGTGATGGTAGAGAATATAAGTGTAGGAGTAGGTTCAACTGGATTAGGTTATAATTCTGTTAATTATAATCATCAATTATTTACAATTACTGCGACTCATCCAAATATAGGTGGAATTGGAGCAACAGTTACTTATAATATGGGTAACTTGGTTGGTGCTGGTAAAACTATTGGAGAATTTATACCTGGAAATTCTGCTGGAAGAATTATTCCCGAAAAGTATTTCCCAGTATTTGAAACAAAATTAACTACTAATGAATTCTTTGTTGGGGAAGAAGTTAAATCAAAATCTGCAACTGGTATAGTTGAGTCTTGGGATACTAATGACGGTGTTTTAAAAATATCCTCAAAAGATGATTTTGTAGTTAATGAAGTAATTAAAGGTTCATCATCAAATACTCAAGGTATTGCATCTTCAATAACTTCATATGATGCTCATTTTAAATTAAAAGCTTTTGCTAGAGTAGAGAAAGGAAATGCAACTCAATCAGGAGTTCTTAATTATAATATGCAAAGAATTCAAGATAGTTTCTATTATCAGAATTTTGCATATTCTTTAAGGTCTAGAGTTGATTATGATACTTGGGATGATTTGGTAAGTAGTGTTAATCATACTTTAGGATTTAGAAAATTCTCTGATTATCAATTAGAAAATGAACCTGTTAATGCAACCGTAGGACTATCTACGAATTTAACTTCCTTTGAAGTTATTAATGATTTAATTGGATATGGTGATTTAAATTGCGATTATGATTTTGATTTAGTAAGAGAAAATTCATTATTATTAGATTATAAAATAGCATCTGATGAAATAATCTTTAATAGTAGAGTTCTTACTGATTACTACGAATCAATTGGTAATAGAGTACTCTCAATTGATGATATCAGTCCACAATTTAATAGTCATCCTAGAGCAACTGCATATAGTGTTGCTGGAAGCTTTAGTTTATCAGACACTCGTTCTCTTAAATATCTTACATTTGTAAGAGATAAGAGATTTATTGGACAAAGACAATTAATGGTTGTTGATCTTATTCATGATAATGCTAATGGTTATATTAATCAATATGGTAGAGTTGAAACTCAGTATGACCAAGGTTCTTTTGATTTTGTTATATCTGGTAATAATGGACAGTTATTATTCTATCCTACTAAGTCTGCAGTTAATGACTATTGGGTCATGGCTCTTTCTTATAATTTGAATGATAATTTTGTTGCTACTGGTGCTACAAGTTTTGGTGGAGTTGTAACCCTTGATTCTCAAAGTACCGAACTGGCATCTACAGACACTTCAAAAACGATTGTAAGTGTTGCAACTACATACCGTTCTATTAAATCATTAGTTAATATTACAGCAGATACAGGTGCTCAAAATAATGAATATGAATTAACAGAATTAAATATTATTCATGATGGAACTGATGCAATATTATCAGATTATGGGCAGTTAACTACAACATTAACTCCTTGGGCTAGTTCTGGATTTGGAACTTATAGGGCATATATTGATGGTTCAAACGTAAAAGTTGATTTCTATCCAAATGCAGGAATAGGAACTACTGCAGTAGTTAATACAGTGAATGTTGCTATGGCAGCAGCTGCAACTGGTATTGGAACTGCTGATTTGAAACATGCAAGAATAGAAGCAAGAACTACTGCAATTGCTTCTAATGCAAATCCAACACCTACAGTTATTGCAGATTTCCCAAGTCAAGTAGGAACAAATGACCAGGCATATGATGGTGGTTATTTAATACTTCAAGTTACTGATACGACTAATAATAGATATCAGATGTCTGAATTTATTGTTGTTGATGATTATGTGGAGGAACAGGCAGCAGGTGATACTTATGATACTGAGTATGGTAATGTAGAAACAGTTGCTGGTTTAGGTACTTTTGGATCTAGATTGAATATTAATCCTGGAGCAACTACTAATATTGAAATTGTATTTACACCATTACCAAATATTGCAGTTGAAGTTAATGCTTATACGAATGCATTAAGAATACAAGATGATGCTAAGACTACAATGAGTCTTGATGCAGCAGGATCTGTAACAGCATTCATGAGTGATTATACAGGTACTGATAGAGATATTAAGAGAGCATTTAATTTAACCCACAATAATTACGACATCTTTGAAAGAAGTTTTGAAGGTAATGATAGTAATATTGTTAGTGTTGATGCTAATACTATTAGAATTCCCAATCACTTCTTTGTAAGTGGTGAAAAAATTAAATATGCACATGCTGGAATAGGTTCAACTCAAGCAATAGAGATTGTTGATACTAATTTCCCTGAATTAGGATTCTCTACTACTTTTGTACCTAAAGAATTATTTGCGGTTAAGATTGATGCTGATAAGATTAAGTTAGCATCTAGTGCTGAAAATGCACTTAAAGTAGTTCCTGAGGTTCTTGATATTACTAGTGTGGGTATTGGTACTTCTCATAGATTTACATCAACTAATCAGAATCCAAAAGTTATTGTTGCTTTAGATAATATTTTACAATCTCCAATTGTAGCTACTGCACAAACTACTGTTCTTGCTGACGAAATATTTACAACTAATGATTTAATTCCATTTAGTGGTATAACTTCATTCTTTGGAAGTGATTTAGTAAGAATTGAAGATGAAATAATGAAGATTGAAGGTGTTGGTATTGGTAGTACCAATATGGTAAGAGTTAGAAGAGGATGGTTAGGAACTCCACTTGCTGGATATGGAACAGGAACTTTAATCACTAAAGTGAATGGTAATTATAATATCGTTGATAATACACTTAATTTTGCTGAACCTCCTTATGGAAATATTCCTCAAAGTTCACCTTTAAATCCACCAGATTCTAGAGATTGGGTAGGAATTTCTACAAGTTCTAACTTCCAAGGCAGAACATTCTTACGTCGAGGAGTTCCTAATACAACTAATGAAACTTATTATAAGAATTATATTTTTGATGATATTTCTGCTGAATTTAATGGTATTAACAAAGACTTTACTTTAAAATCAGAAGGTCAAAATGTAACAGGTATTGCTACAGAAAATGGAGTAATATTAGTTAATGACGTATTCCAAGGACCAGGTGCTGCTTCTAACTATACTCTTGCTGAAGCATCGGGTATTACTACTATTACTTTCACTGGAGAAGCACTCGAAGTACCTACTTTAGATAGAGATGCTAATGCCACTAATCGTCCACTAGGTGGTACAATAGTATCAGTTGGTTCGACTGAAGGGTGGGGATATCAACCGTTAGTCGCTGCTGGTGGTACTGCAATTGTAAGTACAGCAGGAACTATTACTTCTATTAGTATTGGTAACACTGGTTCTGGATACAGGTCAGGAATTCAAACTGTAAATGTTTCAATTCAACAAGAAAGTCTTACTAGTATTGATAAAGTTGAAATTGGTACTGCTACTGTATCTGATGGGCATGTAACAGGAGTTGCTGTTACTAATTCTCAGGTATTTTATAAACCAAGAAATATAACAAATGTTGGTTATAGTTCAATTACAGGTATAAGTGAAATTAAGACATTCCTACCTCATGGATTATCTTTAGGGGATGAAGTTACTCTTTCTGGAATTGCATTTACTTGTACATATTCTGGTCCTAAGTCAATTACAGGATTTGCTTATAGTGCATCCACTGGAATTGCAACAGTAACTACTTCAGGCAATCATGGATATGTAACTGGTAAAGATGTAATATTTACTGGTATTGCAATGACCTGTGGATTAGATAATGGTGATTCTACTCATTATTATCCAAGAGGTGAAGATTATGCTTATAATAACTCAGTAGAGATTGCATCAACAACACCAACTACTATTACTCTTGATGTTGGAGTTTCTAATACAAGTGAGCAATTCTCTCATACATTCGTTAGTGCTGAAGCAAATTCTGTTGTTACTGGTGGAGATTATGATCATATATTTGTTAATGCATTAAGTGATACGATAATTACTGGTGGTGATTATGAACATACATTTGTAAGTGCTATTGCTGGTGGAGTTAATGTAGTAGGAGTTGGAACTACAACACCAACTAATGCAACTTATAATGCTAAAACAGGTGAAATGGTATTGGTTATACCAGGACATTCTTATATTGTTAATAATAATGTTGGATTCTCTACTAATGCTATATCATTCAGTTGTGGAATGGATCATAATACAACTGTTCATTCTTATCCTAGAATTACAGATCCTATTGCAGGAATAACAACTGCAATTATTGCAACTACTCCTGATACTATTACTATTAATGTTGGAACATCTCCATTAGTCAATTATGATGTATCAGATGCAAGTTATAATCCTGTTAATGGCGATTTAGTTCTTAATATAGGTAATCATACTTTAAGAGGAGAAACAAGTCATAATATTTCTACAGCAGCATATAATCCATCATCAGGTATCATGACATGCACTGTTGCTGGTGTAACTACATTTGCTGATGGTGATAGGGTTATGTTTGTTGATAATTCTTTATCTTTTGTATGTGAGCAAGATAATTTTGCTACTACTCACACATATCCAAGAGCAACTGATCCTAAGAGTAAGAAGTGGTTACCTATTACTGGAGTAACTACAAATACTTTTGAAGTTCAAGTTTTAGATACTATACCATCTACAAATACTGGTATTCATACATTTTTACAGGGATCTCTTAAGAAAGCAGGTGAATCAATTAGACTTAGAAATAATAGCATAAACTTTAGATGTGCAATGGATGATTATACAACCATCCATTCTTATCCAAGATCAACAGACCCTGCATCTAATACTGCAGTTTCTATTGGAGCAGTAACTAATGATACTATTACAGTTAAGGTTGGTACATCATTAACTGTTTATCATACACCTACGAATGCTACTTATGATGCAGGTAATGGTACTTTAGTGTTAACCATAGGTTCTCATCAGTTAACTGCTGGTACTAGTGTTAAGTTGTTAGAAGAGTCATTATCCTTTACATGTGCTAAAGATAGTGGAATTACAACTCATAAGTATCCTAGAAAACCTGATCCATATTATGCTGGTACAAAAATTACTGAGGTTAATAGTGCAAATGAATTTGTAGTTAATGTTGGTGTATCTACTGTTCCAACTTACTATAAGTCTGGAGGTACTGTACAAGGAGTAATTGTTGCACCAAGACCAACAGATAAAGCAGTTTCTAATGGAACTGATACTGGTAGAGCAACAGTTTTAAGTATTGTTGATAATAATACATTTAGAGTTAATACTGGTGTTTCAAGTAGAACTCACTTCTATGCTCGTTCTGGTAAGGTTTCTAAAGCTTTAGATGTAGTATTTGATACTCCTCTTTCTTATGATGATATGCCATTAGTTTATGCCAATGGTGAAAGTGGATTTGGAACTGCTGCAAAAGTTAATGTTCAGGTTGGTCAAGGTTCTAGTGTAATTGATTTTAAAATTGTTAATACTGGATATGGTTATGGGGTTGGTGATATTTTAACAGTTCCTATTGGTGGAACAACAGGAATCCCAACTACTTCTGGATTCCAAGAATTCCAACTTACTGTTACTGAGGAATTTACTGATGAATTTACTGGATGGTCTATTGGAACTCTTGATGTTCTTGATGATTTTGATGGTAAGTTTGATGGTAGCACTAAAGCATTTAGAATTAGTAAAGCAGGAACTCTAGTTTCTATCAGATCTTCTGCTGGTTCTAATATTAATGTTGAGGATGCTCTTCTAGTCTTTGTAAATGATATTTTACAGGTTCCTGGAAGGGGATACACATTTAGTGGTGGTAGTGTAATTACCTTTACTGAAGCACCTAAATCTGGTGATAAATCTAAGATTTTATTCTATAAAGGAACTGGTGGTTTAGATGTTGTATTTAAAGATATTCTTGAAACTATTAAGAAAGGAGATAAATTAACAGTTGGATACGATCCTTCTAAAGGACAAAAATCTTCCTTACAAGAAGATCCTAGAATAGTTACTAGTGTAGATGCTACTGACCTTGTAACTACTAATCCATACTTTGGACCAGGAAATACTACAGATGAAACTCTTATGAGACCTGTAGTATGGTGTAGACAAACTGAAGATGAAATTGTAGATGGTAAAGAGATTGGAAAAGATAGGTCTCTATATGAACCAAGCATTTATCCTTCTGGATATCTTATTAAGACTGTTGGAGTTGGTTCTACTGCTATTTGGGTTGATAATTTAAGACCTTTCTTTAACGCAGAAAATGAGAATGATACTGAGACTAGTTTCCAAAATGGTATTACATTATATAATCAAGATAAAGTTGTAGGAGCATCCGCTACAGCAGTTGTTTCTGCAGCAGGTACCATTTCATCAATAATACTCTCTTCGGGCGGTATAGGGTATCCTAGTGCCCCTATAGTAAGCATTGCGTCTACTATTGGATTTAATACCAGTACTATGGCAATGGCAGAGGCAACTATATCTAATGGAACTATAACAGGAATTGCAATTACTAATAATGGTGGTGTTGGATATGATATTACAAATCCACCACAAGTATTGATAGATCCTCCTGTAGTAATTACTGAAAAAGATAAAGTAAGTTCTTATGCTGGTGATAATGGTATTATTGTTGGATTTGGTACAGATGATGAGAGTGGTATGGATAAATTTGTCTTTGATTTCTATATTCCTGATGATTCTTACTTAAGGGATCCGTTAATAGTTGGTACGGCACTTACTTTGAGTAGTATTCAAGTTAATGATTTCTTTGTTATAACTCAATCGAATGTGGGTCTTGCTGAAACTTCTTTAGTAAGTAGGGATATTAATCAGAATATTATTGGAGTAGGAACTCAATTTGTTGATAATGTTTATCAAGCCAGTGATGTATCATTTGTTGAAGTATCTTTTGTTGGTGCAGAAGAATCTAAGACTGGTATTGGAACAACTCATATTACTAGAGTTAAGGCTAATCTGAGTGGAGTTTCTACTGCAGGGTTTAGTAATACTAACATTTACTTTGATTCTACTCAGTATACTTTTGATAGTGGGTATACGGGAGGTAGTGGAGTTTCTGGAATGAATACAATTGGTGGAGGAACTACTTCTAGTGTACCATTTGGAAACTTTAGTTGGGGTAGAATTGAATTGGATGGTAGAACTAAATCAATTTCTTACCCTGCATATACATTAGGTGGTATTGGTATAGGTGGTACTACAAATCCCACAGGAATTCATACTTCTTCTATAGTTGTAAGAACTGAGAAATTAAAATCTAAGAATTATGCAATCTAAATATTTAAAATTAAGAGTCTAATCAATGGCTAAAGTAGGAATAAATACGGGAACCTCGGCCAATGCTGGCGATGGTAGTACTTTGAGAGCAGGTGCTAATATTATTAATGATAATTTCAATGAATTATATGATGCTTTAGGTGATGGTACTAATCTAGCACCTGGTATTGTTACTTCTATTGTTGCGGGAACAAATATATCTGTTACTGGTACTGGTCAAGTAACAATTAATTCTAGTGCTGCGGGAGTAACTGATGGTGATAAAGGAGATATTACTGTTTCAAACACTGGAGCAGATTGGACAATCGATAATAATGCAGTAACAAATGCTAAAATGGCAGATGATGCTGTTGGTTTGGCAGAATTATCGGCAACAGGTACAGCAAGTAATACAACATTTTTAAGAGGTGATAATACTTGGGCAACACCTGCAGGAGGAGGTGGAATATCGGATGGTGACAAAGGAGATATTGTAGTTACTAACACTGGAGCACTTTGGACAATTGAAAATGATGCTGTAAATGCTGATAAACTTGCTGATACTACAGTAACTGCTGGTTCTTATACTAGTGCAAATATTACTGTTGATGCTCAAGGTAGATTAACTGCAGCAGCTGCAGGAGCACAGCAGTCAGTTATTGTACCTGTAGCATATGCTCATGTTAAGGACAATAATGCTGGTACTGATACCAATATGTCTCATGGTGCATACAATAGCGGTAATGGTGATATGGCATTCACCTTTGACAGTGCTATGGGTGATGCAAATTATTATGTATTAGCAGAAAGAGAGCAATACGATACTCACACTGTAAGTATCATGAATAAGACTACTACTGGATTTACTGCAAGATGGTTAGATAATTCAGGAACAGGTCCATTAGCTCCTGCTACTTTCCCTGGTGTTCTTTTAGTTTATGCTTCTACACCAACATCTTCAGTTGGTTCTGGTGGTGGACTTAGTGATATTGTACAAGATACCACACCTCAGTTAGGAGGAGACTTAGATGGTAATAGTAAGAGTATTTACGGTGTAGGTATATTAACTGCAACTTCTTTTGATGGTGCTATTTCTGAGTGGGTATTAGGTGCTAATGGAACAACTGATTATACATTTACTGGTGATGGATTAACTGGTGCTGAGAATGATCCAACACTTTATCTAACAAGAGGACAGAAATATAGATTTAAAAATGCATCTGGTGGACATCCATTTAGAATTCAAAGTACTGTAAATGGTTCAACAGGTACTCAATATAATGATGGTATAACCAACAATGATGCTGCTGATGGAACAACATTAGAATGGGATGTTCAGTTTGATGCACCTGAGGTGTTGTACTATCAATGTACTGCTCATGCTAACATGGGAGGAAAGATATACATTGGTAACAGTGGAAATAATTCTATCCTTGATGGAAATTTATATGCAGGAACAGGAACTGATAATACTACCAATACTCCTGGTGGATATGGTGGTAGGATTTATATCGCAGGAACAAATTCAGGATCATCAAGTCTTTCAATGAGGTGTGATGGAAACTTTGCAGGTGGACCATATTTATTAATGGGTAAGACTCGTGGTGCTGTAAATGGAAATACGATTGTTCAAGATGGAGATAATCTAGGGGGAATACAGTTTGCTGCTGGTGATGGTTTAGATATGAATAGTGTTGGAGCATCGATAGACGCAATTGTAGATGGAACACCAGGAGCCAATGATATTCCTGCTAAGTTAGTATTTAGAACTAACGGTGGAACAAATTTACCATCGTATGTAACACAAATAGGACCAGTAGGTCAACTTGGTTTTGGTGTTAATAATGCTAACTATGGAACATCAGGTCAGGTCTTAACCAGTCAGGGTGCTAATGCTGCTCCTCAATGGGCTGCTGCTTCTGGCGGTGGTAGTGCATATTCTAGAGAGACAAAACAAGCAACTACTGCTCAACTTGCTGCTGGTGCATCTGCTGATTTATCATTAACTGCATATAAAGCATATCATTTGCTTACTGTAACAGTTGATTATCCTTCTTGGGTTAGACTTTATGTTAATAATTCTACAAGAACTGCTGATGCAAGTAGAACACAGGGAACAGACCCACTTCCAGGTTCAGGTGTACTTGCAGAAGTTATATCAACAAATGTTAATACCACTTTCTATATGTCACCTGGTGTTTTTTGTTGGAATAATGACGCAGCTGGTGGAAGTACAACACAAGTTCTTAGAGTAACCAACAATGATAGTGTTGCTCGTGCTATTACAGTTTCATTTAATCTAATACAAGCGGAGGCATAAATGCAAGAATATACAGTCACTCTTAATAATTTTAGTGATAAGGCAGATTTTTGCACTCAAATGAAGGAATCATCTGGTAGTGGTTCTATTCCATCTAGAGCATGTACTTGTAATTTAGAAAGACCAACTAGTAGAAATCAAGTTTTTACTTTATCTGATGCTGAAGCAACTGAATTATTAAATGATTCTAGAGTAAAAGATTGTAAACCAAAGGGTCAATTAGCAGCTGAATTGTATTGGGATGAGTCTCAAACTGGTAAATGGGATAAATTTCCAACTGAAGCAACTGATAAAAATTGGGGTATTAAAAGGTTAACTGATGGTCAACAAACAGCAGGTTGGGGTAATGGTGGAACAAATGAAATAACTAGTACTCTTAATACAACAAGTTCTGGTAAAAATGTAGATGTTATTATATGTGATACTCATATAAATTTTGATCATCCAGAATTTAGAGAAAATCCTGATGGAACTGGCAATCTTCGTAGTAATGCATTTAATTGGTTTCAATATAGTGCAGCATTAGGATATAGTGCCAATACTGCAGCAAATTATGTTTATACTGGTGATACAGATCCTCATGGAACTCATGTAGCAGGAACAGTTGCTGGAAATACTCAAGGATGGGCAAGAGATGCTAATATCTACAATATATCATTTAGAAGTAATGCAGGTGGTGGAAATGGTATAACTGGAATTGATTGGACTGATGTTTTATTTGAATATGTTCGTCATTTTCATAAAAATAAACCAATTAATGCTGCAACAGGAAGAAGAAATCCAACAATAATTAATAATAGTTGGGGTTTAGTTAATAATGATGGAAATATTATGTTAACTGCTATTGATGAGATAAAATATAGAGGAGCGACTACCAGTCTTAGTGGAATGACTGTTGCTCAAAAAAGAACAGAGTTGCAATCTAAAAGAATTCCTGTTCCATCTTCTGGTGCTGGTAGTCCATATAATAGTGATAGAACTCCTAAGATGGGAGTGAGGAGTGCAGCTCTCGATGCAGATATTGAAGATGCTATGGGTGATGGAGTGATTTTCGTCGGATCTGCAGGAAATAATTATTGGCCAATCGATAGGGATGGTGGTAATGACTATGCTAATATGCTTGTAATAAGTGGTACTGCTTGGGAGTCTTCCCAAGGTAGTTCTCCTGGTAATGCAGAAACTTCAAATGGTAATACGATATCTGTAGGTGCAATTGATTTCTATCAGACTGAATATAAAACAAGTTTTAGTAATTGTGAAGAAAGAGTTGATGTTTGGGCACCTGGTAGGTATATTATGTCATCTGTTTATGGTTCTGGATCTGGTTATTGGAATGAAAAACCTGATCCAAGAGATTCTAATTTTTATGTTGCATCAGCAAGTGGTACTAGCATGGCTGCTCCTCAAGTTGCTGGACTTTTAGCATGTGCTGCTGAACAATATCCTAATATGAAACAAACAGATGCAACGCAATATATAATTGAAGCTTCTAAATCTGCTCAAATTACAACTAGTAATGAGGGTATGGTTGATACTCCATATACTGACCTTGGTGATTCTAATAATCGATATGTATCTTATGTTTATAAACGACCTCAAAGTGGTACAGTATTTCCTCATGACAATCATGGAAATAGGGTTTCAACATCTTCTGGTGTAAAATATCCAAGGGTAAATAGTGTTCTCACTTAGACTGCGTAAATCTTTAATAAATAAATAAAAACTTCTGTCAAATGGCTGCAATTATAACTGATCAGATAAGAATATTAAATGCAAAGAACTTTGTTGCGGGAGTAACTACTGGTACGAATGCATATTATTCTTTTATAGGTCTACCAAATCCTACCGATTATCAAAGTGATTGGGATAGTAATCCCCCATCACCAAAAGATAATTTTACAGAAGAGGATGAATATTGGGATAATATGATTGCATTGAAAAAGATTAATGCAGGTGATGTTAGACAGGTAGTGAGAAAAAGGCAATGGTCTTCTGGAAATACCTATGACATGTATAGGAATGATTATAGTAGGTCAAATATTGCTAAGATTTCAGGAGCAACTAATTTATATTCTGCCTCATATTATGTAATTAATAGTGACTATAGGGTTTATGAATGTCTTCAGAATGGTACAGACCCAGAAAATCCTAATGGAAAACCTTCTTTAGATGAACCAACATTTACCGATTTAGAACCACGGTCTGCTGGTAGTAGTGGGGATGGATATATTTGGAAATATCTTTATACCATTAAACCAAGTGATATTGTAAAGTTTGAATCAACAGATTTTATTCCTACTCCTCCAAATTGGAGTACTAATACTGAAGATGCTCCTGTTAGGGGTAACGCAGTTGATGGTTCTATTAAAATTGTTACTATTACTAATCGTGGTGTTGGATTAGGAACTGCTGGTGAAACTTATACTAGAGTTCCTATTAAAGGTGATGGTACTGGAGCAGAATGTACAATTGTAATAAATG